TTTTAGAAAGGTTACTTGATAGAAGAAGATTTCCTAGACACTACATTTGTGGTCAACCAAGTATTGAAGCTATATTAGAAGATGGTAGAAAAACCTCACAAGATTTTTTTGACAAAGATGGATATGTAAATTCTTTAGAATGTATAAAAGCCTATGAGGATGGATATACATTAATTTTATCAAATATTGGAGGATTTGTAAAAGACACTTGGATTATTCAACAATGGCTAAATAAAACTTTTAACATTGAATGCAATTGTAATTTTTATTTTGGCACTGGCAAAAAAACAGTAAGTTACATAAAACACAGCCACGACTATCCAGTAATAGTAAAAAATATATATGGAGAGGGGTTGTGGGTTATAAATGGAAAAGAAAAAACTGTGTCTCAGCAAGACTGCATATGGTTTGATAAAGGAGTAGAACATCAAGTAATAGATATAAAAAATAAAAGACTATCTATGACTTGTAATATAAAATAAATGGTATGAGTAAAAATATATTAGATTATTTTATAATAAGTATTTGTGTCTTTTTAATAGTTAACACACTACAGTCTGAAGTTTTTTATCATAAAAGAGTTGTAGAGTATGTCTGTTCAAATGCTGAATACTTAAAAGACGATGTTACGAAAAAAGAAAATAAACAAAGAATAGGATGGGGAATATCTAAAAACAAGTTAATAGAATTTTATCAAGGCAAAGAAGATAATAGTTTCTTAATTGTATTTACATTTACAAATGGTTTATCTTGTGGTTTGATAGGGGGTAAAGAATTTTACTTTGAAAAATGAAAAAATTATTTAAGAAATTATTAAAATATAAAAAATGTTCTTTTTGTGATAGTCCAAGTGAATACTATCATAATTTTAAATTTTATTGTCAACTTCATTGGGATAGGAGATAACTATGGCTTTACAATTCATTACACCGATAGCAAATTTAGCTGGTACTTGGTTAAAAGGAAGACAAAAAAAAGCAGAGGTAAAACAAAAATTGGCAGTTGCTAAAATTGAAGCACAAGTGAAAAGAGTACAAAGCGATGCTGATTGGGAAGAGAAAGCTATGGATGCTTCTGCGAATAGCTGGAAAGACGAATTGTGGACTCTTACCTTTATTGCCATAATAGTAGCTTGTTTCATTCCTGCTTGTCAGCCATATTTATCTGATGGTTTTAAGTTTTTACGAGAGGACTGTCCTGACTGGTTAAGTTGGGGTATTCTTGCAAGTATTGGTGCTAGTTTTGGATTAAAGTCTATTGGTCAATTTAAAAAATAATGGCTAAAAGACAAAAAAATTTTGTTAAATTAGAAACTAAAAAGATTAAAAGAAGATATAAACCAAAGGCTATAAGGCATAGAAAAAAATTAGGACCTAAAAGTCATTTGAGAGTTGCATGATACCTTTTCCAGACAAAAAGTATAATATTATATATGCAGACCCACCTTGGAAATTTAAAACTTATTCTGACAAAGGTAAAGATAGAAGTCCTGAAAAACATTATTTATGTATGAGTGAAAAAGATATTAGCAATCTTCCAATACAATCTATTACAAAAGATAATTGTATATTATTTTTGTGGGTAACCTATCCTTGTTTATTACAAGGTATAAAAACAATAACCGATTGGGGTTTTACATATAAAACTTGTGGATTTAGTTGGATGAAAAAAAATAAAAAAAGTGATAGTTTATTTTGGGGATTAGGGTATTGGACTAGAGCAAATAATGAAATATGTTTACTTGCAACTAAAGGAAAACCTAAAAGAGTTTCTAGTAGTGTGCATCAAATAATATATGAACCGATAGAACAACACTCAAAAAAACCAGATTGCGTAAGAGATAAAATAGTAAAACTTTGTGGAGATGTCCCTAGAATAGAATTATTTGCTAGAAAAAAAACACAAGGTTGGGATGTATGGGGGAATGAAGTATGTACGACATAGACACAATATTAGGAATTAAAAATTTGATTAAAAAAGAAATCGATGCTATTAAAGAAAATATCGTCTACAATATAGACACACCTGAAAGATTGCAGTATGCTAAAGGAAAGCTCAACGCATACGAGTCGTTGCTTCAGGATATTAATAACCTGCAAAAAGAGGAAGAATGAAACTTATAAAACCTAAAAGATACGAAACATCTGAAACAGATGCATTAGTCCCAAAGGGAGCAAAACAAACCGAAGAATATTTAAAACTTATACCTAACCCAGTTGGATATAGACTTTTAGTGAGACCTTGGTCTGGCAAAGCAAAAACTGATGGTGGTGTATATTTATCTGATAAAACACAAGAAACTATTGAGATGACTACCGTAGTAGGATTAGTTATTAAAATGGGAGAGCTATGTTACAAAGATAAAGATAGATTTCCAAACGGTGCTTGGTGTAAAGAAGGACAGTTTGTTATTTACGGAAGATATGCTGGTGCAAGGTTTAAGACTAAGTACGGTGAGCATAGAATATTAAACGATGATGAAATCATTGGTACAATTGAGAAACCAGAGGACATCCTCGCACTATTTTAAGGAGATAGTATGGCACAAGAGCAATTACAATTAAACGCAGAACCTGATAAAATATCAGTAGGAGAAGATGCTCACGAAGAAAAAGAATTAAGTGTAGAGCAAGAAAAAGAAAAAGAAGAAGTAAAATTAGAAGAAGTTGATTTGGGGTATACTGACCCTAACAAAAAAGATACTGAAACAAAAGTTTTACCAAAAGAAGAGCCAAAAAAAGAAAGTAATCTTAATGAAATATCTGGAAGTGTACAAAGAAGAATTGACCAATTAACAAGAAAATATAGAGAGGCAGAGAGAAGAGAGAAAGCTGCTTTAGATTATGCAAAAGGATTACAAGACAAATACAAAAAAGCTGAGACTACACTTAACACAGTAGATGATAATTATATAAAAGAATTTGATGCTCGAATAGATGCACAAAGAGAACAAGTTAAAAGTAATTTAAAAAATGCTATAGAAAATAATGATGCAGATAAAATTATGGAAGCTAATGATTTATTAGCTAAATTATCTGTGGAAAAAGAAAAAGCTAGAATATTAACAGAGCAAAAAAAAGAGGCTGTAAATAAAGAACCAGAAAATAAAACTCCAGAGCCAATACCTCAACCTAAACAAGAGGTAAAAGAACCGTCTCCTAGAGCAAAAGATTGGGCACAAAAAAATGATTGGTTCGGTAAAGATAAGGTTATGACAAATGCAGCTTATGGAATACACGAGGATTTAGTCACTCAGGGGTTTGACCCAGAGAGTGAAGATTACTATAATGAGATAAACTTCAAAATGAGGGAATATTTTCCTAATAAGTTTGAGCAAGAAAAACGACCTACCCAAACTGTTGCTTCTGCTGGAAGAAAACAAGAGGGTCGCAGAGTTGTGAAACTCACTCGTTCACAAGTAGCGATAGCTAAAAAACTAGGAGTGCCTTTGGAAGAATATGCCAAATTTGTAAAATAGGAGGTCCTTATGGACAATGTAAATAGAAGCTCACGAACTTCCACAGTGAGAGAGACCAGAAAAAAACAGTGGATGCCACCATCTAGTTTAGATGCACCACCTGCTCCAAAAGGTTATAAACACCGTTGGATTAGAACCGAAACGATGGGACAAGATGATACAGCTAATGTATCAAAAAAACTTCGTGAAGGTTGGGAATTTGTAAGAGCCGAGGAGATTACAAAACGAATTGGCAAACACGATTACCCAGTAATAGCTAACGGACAGTATAGTGGTTTAATTGGAGTTGGAGGTCTCGTGTTAGCGAGGATTCCTGAAGAAATGGTTGAGCAACGCAGTGAGTATTTTAAAAACAAGACTACTGACCAAGTAAAAGCAGTTGACCAAGACATTCTAAGGGAACAACGACCTGAGATGCCAGTCAATATTGACAGACAATCTCGTGTTACTTTTGGTGGTGGTCGTAAATCCTAATAAAATTTACAATCACCGTATTTGTTTAACTTAGCCTATCTTACTAGGAGGTAATTATGGCGAATGTAAGTGAAAAATTTGGTCTTAGACCTTATAAGACACTTGGTGGTCATTCGTGGAATAGCCAACAAAATAGATACACTATATCAAACAATTACGGTACAGCTATTTTCCAAGGCGATTTAGTTATACCTGCAACTGATGGCGATATAGAAAGACATACTGCTGGAAACGGTCAGGCTGTCTTAGGTGTATTTAACGGTTGTTTTTACACTGACCCTACAACCAAGAAACCAACTTTTAGTAACTATTATCCTGGCAGTATTGCTGCTGATGATATAGTTGCTCAAGTTATAGATGACCCACAAACTTTGTTTTTGATTGATGCAGACACAGCTTTAACAAGAGCAGGACTATTTACTAATTATTCTGTTACTAATGTAACTGGTAATACAGACACTGGTATATCAAAAGTACAACTTGATGTATCAGAGGTTAGTACATCTTTCTCTTTTGCATTAATGGCTGTTGATATTTGTCAAGATGTGAACAATGAAGACACTGGAAATGCCAATGCAAACATTGTGGTTCGTATTAATAACCATTTTTATCAGCAAGTTAAAAATGCTGATACTGGAGTATAATCATGGCAATATCTAGAAGTCAATTAGTCAAAGAGTTAGAACCAGGCTTGAACGCATTATTCGGTTTGGAATATAACAGGTATGAAAATGAACACGCAGAAATTTTTGCAACTGAAACTTCTGACAGAGCTTTTGAAGAAGAAGTAATGTTATCAGGTTTTGGTTCTGCACCAGTTAAGTCAGAGGGTGCAGGGGTTACTTTTGACCAAGCAACAGAAAGTTTTACTGCAAGGTATACTCACGAAACTATTGCAATGGCTTTTGCAATTACTGAAGAGGCTATCGAAGATAATCTTTATGATAGACTTGCAGGTAGATACACAAGAGCTCTAGCAAGGTCAATGGCAAATACTAAGCAAGTAAAAGCTGCAAATGTTCTTAACAATGCTTTTAACAGTAGTTTTACTGGTGGAGATGGTGTTGAATTATGTTCAACTGCTCATCCTCTAGCAAACGGTGGCACTTTAGCAAACGAACTTGCCACAGCTGCTGATTTAAGTGAAACATCATTAGAGCAATCTCTTATTGATATTGCTGCTTTCGTGGATGAGAGAGGACTTAAAATTGCGATGCAAGGTAGAAAATTAATAATTCCAAAAGAATTACAATTTACTGCTGAAAGAATTTTAAAGTCACCACAAAGAGTCGGCACAGCAGATAATGATATTAATGCTATGGCATCTATGGGAATGATTCCTGAAGGCTATAGAGTTAATCATTATTTAACTGACACTGATGCTTTCTTCATTATGACTGATGCACCTAATGGACT